TTTCGAACCTGGTGACGTTGATTACAATGCGGAGCATTACTAATGGATAACGTGATGACAGAAAGCGAAATCTTTGCACTTTGCGTTAAAATGCAACATCTTGGGTATGCAGTTATTTGCTTCACTCCAGAAGAATTGCGTGGTGCAGATCCTGGTCATGTTCAAGACCGTTTGGTTGAATTGGGTTGGGATGTGATTGATACTCTTGCCACTGAACCGCGAGAAGGTGAGGTGTGATGGAAGATTCAGGATATATTTTTGGCATCTTGATGTTTCTTTGTGGTTTTGTTTCAGGTATACTAATCTGTATCCCAGCCAAACGAAAGGACAGGTATTTTTACGATGACAAATGAATATCGCCGTTCTGTTCTTGCTCCGAAAGAGCGAGTGCAATTTGATCCTCGCAATCGCAAGCATATGCTTGATTTTGCAAAGTTTGTCAAGTATAATAGTTGGACGAATGGTTGCTCTTATTTCTTGGAAGATCCATACACTGATATTCCTTCGATGATTCGAGCAAAAATTGCTGATCACACTTTATCTAAACTGGTGGAAAAAGTATGAGTGAAGGTGACTTTGAAGTATTGAATCGTGGCACGATTGAAGAGTTGCAGACTCTTCGAAAGTTTGCTCGTGAAGTTATCGCTATGAGTAAAATTCACGACATGCCAATGCCGCATGAATTGCGAACGAAGATCGGTCTCTTGGAAATCTTCTATGCTCTTCATATTGAGAAGTATCCTGTATGATGATTTACTGCGCTGCGCGTTTCAAACCCAAGAAAAAGCGTAAGCCAAAAGGTGTAGTTGCAAAGAAATATAACAAGTCCTCGGCGATTCTCGGTGTTGAGAAATTGCCGAGTCTTTCTTATGGTTCACGAGTTGGTGCTGATACTGCGCGCAATATTCAGTCATTGAACTCTGATAAAGTCTTTACAGAGAAAAGAGAGAGCCTGATGTATACAGGCACTTTGGTGAAGGGTATTGCTACGATGCACAAGTCGAACGCAGTGCCTGTCATCGACGAAGAGCAGATGAAAGATATCTCGAGAATGCGCCGTGGGTAAAATTCTCTGTTTCTTTGGTCTGCATAAATGGGAAGGATTGTGGCGACCCAGTCGTTGCAGTTACTATCCGTTTGACATCCTTGTAAACAAAACTTGCAAACGATGCGGGAAAGTGGTTGTCCCGAAACAACCACATCATTCATCTGACGAGGATTAATTTATGAGTATTCGTTCAAAGGCTGCTGTTGAAACGTTGAAGACACTCGGTGCATTTACTGCTGGTGGTGTTGCATTTTATTTTCTTCTGGATCTTCTTGGTCCAAAACTTGGCATGCTTCTCATGCTTGTTTCATTAGTTGGTTGGTTTGCTTGGTTGACTTATAGTTTCTATGTTGACAAGTTTTCCATTGAGGAAAAGTTTAAACTTTGATTAGTCCGTGCAAAAGTATTTGCGCCTTAGACACCCAACGTGAATATTGCGTTGGGTGTTTTCGTACAACTGCAGAGATAACTGATTGGTATAAGTTGCCTTTGCAGGAGAAAGAGCGTATAATAGAGGAATGTAAAAAACGCGAATATATACAAATGTATTCCGCAAATAACTCATAGGTGATTTATGGCAAATGTTAAATTCGAATATAGTGGTAAGTTGAGCGATGGTCGTTTCTTCGACGAAGATTCAAAGAAGAAAGTCGTTGTTGATCTTGAAGATAGCGATCTAACTGTTGACGAGATGCTTGAAGAGTTTATGAATTTCATGCAAGCAATCGGATATAAGTTTGAGATTGGTGATCGTTTTGCAGTTGTAAACGACTTCAAGGAATTTGAAGCACAACAGAAGCAAGAAAAACAAGAATCATTTAAGTTTGATTTCAGCAAGTATGATCCCATTGTCGACGAAGGTGGTGGAATAATTGGTGCTGCAGCAAAATTAGAACCAGCCAAGCCTAAAGTGTCTGACGCTGCTCTCGCTGCTGAAGTTGATAGAATTCGTTCTATGACGATGGGATTGAGTGAAGAAGCAATTCAGATGGCTGCTTGGAACAATCTTGCCAACAAGGGAGTTTGATCATGCCAGCCAAAACAGGAACGAAGGGATTTGGTAAAGGTCGAGCAAAGTTGGGTTCTAAAAAGAGAAAAGCGCGGCGCAAGAAATCATAGTTATGAAGATTTCAATTGGCAAGTATCCAAAAAACGGTGAGCAAAAGAAATCCATTCGTATTGATCCATGGGATACATGGAGTATGGATCATACTCTTGCTGAGATCATTCATCCGATGCTCAAGCAGTTGCGCAAGACTACTCATGGCGCACCTTATACCGAAGATGAGGATGTTCCTGAGCATCTTCGCTCGACCAATGCCAAACCCAAGAAGAACGAATGGGATGTGGATGAGTTTCACTTCAAGCGTTGGGACTGGATCATGAAAGAAATGATCTGGACTTTCGGCGAACACGCAAAAGACCGCGAACCAAACTTCTGGATCAAGAAGCCCAAACATAAATGGGTAGAAATTGAAGGGCAAGATTGGACGGAAATGATCACCAGTGACAAAGGCATCTACGACGAAGAAAAAGCCAAAGCATACTGGGCGCGCAAGAGGAATGGTTTTCGTTTGTTTGGAAAATACTATCAAAATCTCTGGGACTGATGCAAACTAAAGAAGAATTAGAGCAGTGGTATAAAACTCCAGATCCCTGGGAGTATGAAACCACTCAAGATGATCAAATTCGAAAAGATCTTCTTTTGAACATGCTCACGATTCGATATCGACGAGCATTAGATATCGGATGCGGTGAGGGATTCGTCACAAGAGATTTACCAGCGATAGATATTCATGGAATTGAGATTTCAGATCTTGCTGCATCTCGTTTACCATGGAATGTGAAAAGAGTTCATGAACCTGAGGGATTCTATGATCTAGTCATGACGACTGGAACATTATATCAACAGTACAATCATGAACAGATTGCAGAGTGGATCCGACGCTCTGCTTATCGTCATGTTTTGGTTGCTGGTATTAAAGACTGGTTGATTCCATATAATTTTGGAACCCCAATTGCCGCAAAAGAAATTCAATACAGACAATACACGCAGTCAGTGATACTATATGAAGTTAGCGCATAATATCGGCACATACAATCATCCAAACTACAACACACGCGAACAAATACTTGCGTGTAACGAGCCCATTGGTTTTGATGGCATTTACAAAAATGTTTATGACAATCAGGACGTTCTTGTTGGCAAATCGGGAATTATGTTTGTAATGGGCGACTTTATGGGTGGTAACAACCACTTTGATTTAGCCCATGTTCCAGCATTAGAAGATTATTGTACATGGGAACAAGTTTATGAACTTTGCGCCAAGTACGATTTTAAACTTGGATGGCATACGTGGAGTCATCGCGATCTGACTCGATTAAATCGTGATGAAATCATGGAAGAAGTCACACCACCATTCCCGATGCAATTTTTTGCATATCCATATGGAACATATAACGATCTTGTAATTGAATGCGTAAAGGAAGCGGGATTTAAAGTCGCGTATTCTGTCACTCAAGGAAGTCAAGACAGAACTGATAAAGACCATCACTTCAAAATCTATCGAGATTATATTCAATGATCACGGTTGTTATATCGTCTTATAGATATGGACATCTCGCAGCCCATTGCGTAGAAACTATTCTTGCGCAATCTAAGCCTCCAGAAAAAATTATTTTTGTTGATGACTGTGCTGGGGATTGTTCACATATTCGTAAACTATATCCTGAAGTCCAGTACATCGAGAATCCAGAAAATTATGGAACTGTGAAGAGTTTTCAGAATATCTTGATGGATAGAGTCAGTACTGAATATTGTATGTTCATCGGAGCAGATAATTGGCTCCGCTCAGATGCAATACAACTGATGACCAGTATCATCAGTATACGTTCTCCTGATATCATCACTTATGATGTGGTGCTAACAGGAAGCCTGAAAGAAACTCGAGTCTCTCATCACCGAGAAGAAGTTAAGAGACACGAAGGTGATTATTACTGGGATAAAACACGCAAGCATCATGGCTCGATGCTATATAAAACAGAACTGGCTCGCAAGGTTGGTGGATACACTAAATACAACGATACTCTCAATCATACTTGTGAAGATTGGAGTTTGTGGAATAAGATGACAAAAGCAGAAGCAAAAGTTGCACATATTCAGCAACCCTTGCTTTATTACAGGCATCATAGAGAAAACTTTAACAAATATTAATAGGTGTTGATATGTTACCAGAATTACGAATTTATACGACTCCAGATGATATCAAGTATCTTTTGTTCGAACAGAACGAAGTTATTTCTGATGAAATTCGAAATCATGGAATTTGGAATGGAACATGTTTAGATCTTGCTGAGAAGGTCTTAGCAAAAGGTCATTCTGGTAGAGTTATTGACATTGGTGCTGGCTTTGGATCATTCACATTGCCGCTCGCGCTCAAGCATCATGGCTACACATATACTGCGTTTGAACCTCAGCCAACTGTAAATATGCAGTTGAATGCAAATATTATTCTAAACAATTTAGACAACGTTCGTGCGTATTCATATGCACTGGGCGAGAAAGAAGAATTATTAGATGCTCCAATCTTAGACGTACATCGTTCTAGCAATCATGGTTCATATTCATTTGATCAGAGAGTGAATCAAATGCGCGGAATGGTTCCGCATGATCAAAACGATGTGTTCGAATTCAGAACATTGGATAGTTTTAGATTTGCAAATGTCAAGTTGATTAAAGTTTCGACTCCTGGAATGGAATTCAAAGTTCTTAAAGGAATGCATGAGACTTTGGTCAATAATAATTTCCCACCTGTACTATTTGAAGCATGGGATATGGATTGGTACAAAGAAGAAAAGGCAAAGGTTCTTGACTTTTTTGCATCACGCGCATATGAACATTACGTTGTTCTTGGTCAACACATTATGGCGTTCAAGACAAAAGCTGCTCATGACTATGTTCTAACAAATGGTCCATCCCCAGAATTGGGTAAGTTTACTGTGTTGGAACAATCACATGACACAAAATCAGTTCTTGAAAATCAAACAGCATTGAAGTGATTTGTGAAAGTATCTGTTATTACACCCACAACGGGTAATCCATTCCTTGGTGAATGTATTGAATCAGTTCGTGCGCAAACATATAAAAACGTTGAGCACATTGTTGTAGTTGATGGTATACAGCGTTGGGACAAATCAGACGAAATTTTATTGGCTGCTGAATTTCCCAATGGAGTGAATGAGCATGTTTGCGTATTGCCCTATCCCACAGGCGTCAATCGCTATAATGGTCATCGCGTCTACGGTGCTGCTACTTACTTCGCAGATGGTGATTATCATCTCTGGCTAGACGATGATAACATTCTTGAACCAGATCATATTGAGAAATTGGTCAAACTCGTTCAAGAAAAGAATCTAGATTGGGCATACTCTTTCCGCAAGATCATTGATAAAGACAATAACGTTCTTTGTCTTGATGACTGTGAGTCATTGGGTATGTGGGCAAGTATTCTTCATCCGCAAGATTTCTTCGTTGATGTGAATTGTTATTTCGTCAAGAAAGAAGTTGCTGTTCAAATTACACCAGTCTGGTATCGCAAGTTCCGCGAGCCTGGTCAGATGGAAATTGATCGAGCAATTGCTGCAGTTCTAATGCATCCAAATAATAAACTAAAGTTTGACTGCACAAGGGATTATACGGTAAGATATCGTGTAGGCAATACTGGTCTTTCAGTGCAAGCAGAGTTCTTCCTCAAAGGAAATGAAGCAATGCTACAACGTCATAATGGTAAACTCCCGTGGAAGAACTCGTAAAAAAATACATAGAAAGAGTTGAGCGTGCTATTGATCATGGTCTTGATCAAGAACGTTGGCTGAAGCGAGAGATTTCAACTCTACGCACAAAACTTGATCAGCAAGTATTCAATATCAATGGAATGTCAACGGCAGAAGTTCGAATTCTATTGAATGAATTAGTGCAAGAAGATACTCGATATCTCGAGATTGGAATACATCGCGGTTCGACTTTTGTTTCTGCTCTGTACAAAAACAAATATCAGAGCGCCACGGCTATCGATCACTTCGGTGGACCGATGTATGGTGATGATGTCATCAATCATTTTTTAAACAATTGTAAGACCAATAGCGTGAGTGACTTCACGTTGATTCGAAATGATTCTTTTAAACTCACTCCAGAACAAAAATCCGGAATTCGAGATATTAATTTTTACTTTTATGACGGTGGTCATACAGAACTCGATCATGAGAAGGCTTTGACATATTATTATGATAATTTGGCAGATGTGTTTATCTTGATTGTTGATGATTGGGTTCATGTTCCTGCGAAAGAAGGGACTCTGAAAGCGATTGAAAAACTAAATCTTAAAGTTCATAAAAAGTGGGAAATTGGCAAACCTCAACGAGAAAGAGATACTCCAGGACTAACATGGCACAACGGTTTATATCTAGCAGTTTGTGAGAAATAATAATGCACGTAAGACATAAGATACATGGAACTAATAATCCATACGAAAACGTAGATCTTTTAGAAGAAGACCTTCAGGGTTGGGCGAGTGAGCGACCTGTTTTTGAAGAAGTGATAAATCAGATTAAACCAAGAACAATCATTGAAGTTGGTACTTGGAAAGGTAGATCTGCCGTTAACATGGCAAATCTCGCACTCAATCATTGCGATGCAAGAGATTTAGAAATCATATGTGTTGATACTTGGTTGGGTTCTGTCGAACATTGGACTGATAACGCTGAGTTTAAAAACTTCATGCGTAATGGTCGACCAAGATTGTACGATCAATTCTTATCGAATGTTATTCATAGAGGATTGCAGCATATCATCACCCCCTTCCCAATTGACTCAATTAATGCTTATGAAGTCTTTGCACGGTTGGGAGTTGTAGCAGATTTGATTTATATTGATGCAGGTCATGACTACACATCAGTGCATAATGATTTGTATAACTATAGTTCAATCTTGCGACCAGGTGGATATTTAATCGGCGATGATTTCTTCCATAATCCTGTTAAGAAAGCAGCGCATGATGTATTTGGTGAAGATAAAGTAATCCCTTACGGTGAGGATAAGTTTGTATGGATCAAGTGATGAAACCTTGCATTGCATCGATATTCATGAAGAACATCGATCCTAAAATTGTACAACTACAGCAAGAAGTTGTAAAGAAATTTAACAAGTCAAACATTCCGCATTATCCAGTATTGAGTGAGGCTCCTCCTGGATATACGATGGATAAATTAGTTAATATGTTAGAAGCAAGAGAACATAATGTTATCATGTTTCTAGATATCGATTGCGTACCATTAAATGATAATGCGCTTGACTATTTCTTCGACAAAGCATATAATGGTTGGGTGATTGGTGATGCTCAACGAAGTAATCATATTCAAAATGATCAGCATGTATTTGCTGCTCCACACAATGTGACATTCTCTGTTGAAACTTATCGCAAACTTGGCAGCCCATCATTCATGCCAAATTATCGTGGCGATGTCGCAGAAGAGTTGACTTTTAAAGCCAGAGAAGGTAATATTCCTATTGAGATCATTATGCCGTTGCGTTACGATGCTCCACCAATTCGTATGGATTGGGAACCAAAAGATGCACCACCGTATTGGGATCTCGCTGATGGTATGCCGAAGTATGGTATTGGCACAACGTTTGGTGCAGAAGGAAATGAAATGTTCTGGCATATGTACCAAAGTTTTCATCCAGGACAAAACGAACGTTTTATTAAGAAATGTGAGGATTTACTAAATGGCTAATCGTAGTGATTTTTTTAATGCTAAACTTCCACGCAGTATGAAGCGTGCACTTGCCATGGCTGAGACCTATGGTTGGGTTAAAGATGCTCATGAGCGCGGTGATCTTCGTCGATCATTAATTGCTGCTCATACGAATCATGTTGGTTTTAAATTGAAGCGTCACAATACAGAAAACCGTGATGCAGGTGATAGTGAATAATGAACTCGCTATCCGAACTCAAAGAATTATTGATCAGTAAAGAAATTGAGATCAAAGAATTCAATGGGTGGTCATTGAAAGTTGGTAAAGATACTTGGGTTATGGAACATGGTATGTTGTATAGAAATGGTGTACCACAAAGCCTGAGAGAAAAAAATATTTTTGACAATTACAAAAGGAAGAAACAAGATGACAATAGTAGCACTCAAACTCGTAAGTGGCGAGGAATTGGTAGTGGACGTCTCTGCAGAGACGGAGACGATGGTTGAATTCAAGAATCCAGTTGCTTGTGTGATGCAACGTCGACAAGAAGGACCAGTTCTTGGATTTATGCCATGGATGCAAGCAAGTAATGGTCCTTTCGTTGTCAGCAAAGATAAGATCATTTGCTCTGCAGATGTTGCCGATGAAGTGAAAAACGGGTATAATCAAATCTTCGGCGCAGGAATTATGGTGCCGCCAAAAGATTTAATCCTGGGGTGATATGTCCGATTTTTATACCAATGTCAGCGTCTCTGGTCGATATATTCTTCTAAGAGGTGTTGAGAACGATAAGAGGGTCAGACGGAAGGTTGAATTCCGTCCGACCTTTTTTCTTTCCAGCCAAGAGAAATCTGAATACAAAACTCTTGCTGGCGATTATGTAAAACCCATCCAGCCTGGAACTATTCCAGAGTGTCGTGAATTTTTAGAGAGGTACGAAAGTGTCGACAATTTTCCTATTTTTGGGAATAATCGCTATGAGTATGCTTATATTGCTGATGAGTATCCTGACGATATTCTTTGGGATGTCAGTAAAATACTTATTGCCTATCTTGATATCGAAGTTGGATCCGAAAATGGATTTCCTGAACCAAGAGATGCAAACGAAGCAATCACCGCAATCAGCATCAAGGTTAAGGGTAATTATTTTGTGTTTGGTTGTGGCGATTATGTCAAGCATCGTGACGACGTGCACTATGCAAAGTGTCGCGATGAGTCCGATCTCATACGACGCTTCCTCGACCTATGGAGCCGATGGCATCCAGATGTAGTCACTGGCTGGAACGTCGAGCAATTCGATATTCCATATCTTGCAAATCGTATCACCAAGATTCTTGGTGAGGATGAAGCCAAGAAACTCTCGCCTTGGAATCGTATCAGCAAACGCGAAACGGTGATGATGAATCGCCCAGTGCAGTTCTATGATCTTTCTGGAATTGCCATTCTTGACTACATTCAACTCTATCGCAAGTTCACTTATTCACAGCAAGAGTCTTATCGCCTTGATAACATTGCTCACGTTGAGTTGGGTGAGAAGAAATTAGATTATTCTGAGTTCGAAACTCTTCATCAATTGTACAAACACGACTATCAAAAGTTCATTGAGTATAACATCAAGGACGTAGAACTTGTTGAGAAACTCGAAGATAAGATGAAGTTGATTGAGTTGGCTTTGACTCTTGCTTATGACAACAAAGTCAACTACGATGATGTGTTCACTCAAGTCCGTATGTGGGATGCGATTGTGTACAACTATTTGTTACGCAAGAAGATTGTCATCCCGCAGATGTCG